AAGCTTCCTACAGCTTTGAAAGTCAAGTATGAAGAGTTCAAAGCGGAAGGTAGCTTGATTGTGATGGAAGGCGCCATCCTGGACATGGTGATCGTATATGACGATCTTGAGAAGTACATCGATGGGATGGAATACAACGTCCTGGCAATGGGGTACGACCCATATAACGCTATGGAGTTTGTGAAAGCTTGGGAATACTCAAATGGCCCCCGAGGAATTGTGAAAGTTCCTCAAGGGACGAAGACAGAAACGGTTCCTCTTGGTGAAATCAAGAACCTTACGGAACAACGAGCATTGCAATTCGATGAAGCTATCACGATGTTCTGTATGGGTAACGCGGTGACGCTGGAGGACACCAATGGCGGAAGAAAGCTGGCTAAGATGCGGACCGACCAGAAGATTGACGTCGTCTCGGGGTTGATCGATGGGCTGGTTGCGTATAAAGCATACAAAGATTTATTTGATTAACGGGAGGTTAAAACAAGATGAACAGTTATCAAATGCTTTACGCGCTCAGGCAAAAACTTTTCGACTGGGCGAAGGATTATGAGATCAAAGCTTCGGAAGATGCGAAAGCGGTAATTGCAGTGATGGAAGTGATCATACGTTTGCCGGAGTTCAGACCTCATCATTTGAACCCCACTCAATCTACAAGCGATTAGCCCTTCACCAGTCAGGCAAATAAGGAGGTGATCCCTTGACCCTGAGAGAAAGGGCAAGAAACGCGTGGGATGCTTTTCGGGCAAAGAAAGAAGAGCCATTCCGATACACAGGCGCTGTTTCGGAGACAAGAAATCCACAGCGGACTCCGGTGAGCAGCGGTAGTGAACGAAGCATCGCAAATTCAATTCTGACAAGAATCGCGATTGATGCTTCCATGATAGACATAAAACATGTTAGAGTTGATGAGGATGGCCGTTTTCTTGAACACATAGACGACTCTCTGAACCGGGCTCTGACGTTTAGCGCCAATCTGGATCAAACAGGTCGGGCTATGATGCAAGACGCCATTATGTCGATGTTTGACGAAGGCGAAGTTGCTGTTGTGCCTACTGTCACAGATTCAGATCCGGAAACGGGGTCAGAAGCGTGGAGTGTTATAGAGCTGCGTGTTGGGAAGATTGTTGGCTGGCGCCCCGATGAGGTAGACGTCAAGCTATACAATCCCAAGACCGGCCAGCGTGTGACGCTTCCGTTCAAAAAGACGGCAATCGCGATTGTACAGAATCCTTGGTATACGATTATGAACGAGCCAAACAGCATGCTCAACCGGTTGATCCGAAAGCTGAAGCTATTGGATAAAATTGACGAGCTGAATGGCTCGAACAAATTGGACATTTTGATTCAGCTTCCCTATGACGTTAGCCGAGATGTTAAACGCAAGGAAGCTGAAGCTCGTAAAGAAGCAATTACCGATCAGTTGAAGAATAGCGAGTTTGGAATTGCTTATACTGGCGCAACGGAGCGCATCACGCAGCTCAACAGGCCTGCGGAGAATAATCTCCTGGCGCAGATTGAGTCGTTGATGCTCAAGGCGTTCGGCCAGTATGGCATGACCCAAAGCATATTGGACGGCACGGCGGATGAAGCGACCATGAAGAATTACACAGCAAGAATTCTGGGTCCTACGCTGCTGGCGTTCACAGAGGAGTTTACGCGTAAGTATATTAGCGCAACCGCTTACGCGCAAGGCGGAAGAGTCATGTATTTTGTGGATCCGTTTGCGTTTACAACCGCGTCTAACCTTGCTGAGATTTCCGACAAGTTCACGCGGAACGCAATTATGTCCACCAACGAAGTCCGTGCTGAGATTGGCCTGAAACCATCCGATGATCCTGACGCGGATGCGCTGCGGAACAAGAATCTCAACCCGCCTGAACTTGATGAAACAATTAGAGAAACCCCAATTTCAGACAAGGAGACAGAATGATGCCGGAAAACGATACCGAACAAACAAATGCGCTGCCAACGAACAACGATGTGTACGTAGCAGCGCGCATGGTTATTCTGCGTTTGCTAAACGAGGCGCAAACAGCCCCGTTGGATCAATTAGCACCAATAGCAGCCGCTATTAGTTTGTATTCGGGCTGGGCTATTGGTCGATAGACTCGGTTGTTGGAAGCGCTTAATAAACTGTATCGTTGGCTGACAGGATGGCGTCTGCATGCTGAGAAAGATCTTGTTGTTCAAACGTATCGCTTTTAAAGCTAATGTCTTTGATGAACGATTCAGTCAGCTCTGTAAGTTTTAGCAATTCCAACGCGATTTCAGCTTTATCCACTTGGTTCACCACCTTTCCGAAAGATTATACCATCATCCTTTGATGATGTCAAGTGTAATCCTTCCGCATTGTGGTGGGCCTGGAATTTTATGCAAGGAGGCAGTATGATGCCCAACAGCACAGCAAAAACAACCCCAGATTTCTCCGGGTACGCAACGAAGTACGGTATTGTGTGCTCAGACGGCAGGACCATCCTTCCGGATGCTTTTAAACATCTGGATGGCTGCAAGGTTCCGCTGTTCTACCATCACAATACCAAGGACATCGAGAGCATGGTCGGCCACGTCATTCTTGAGCATCGAGATGGCGTAGGCGTTTGGGTCGATGGTTACATCAATCCAAAAGTCAAGAATGGTCCCCAGGCTCTTGCGTTGGTCGAGCATGGCGACATTGATTGCTTGTCGATTTCGGCAAACCATCTTCGTCAAAATGGGAGCTGCGTGGTCTATGGCAATATCCGTGAGGTTAGCCTTGTTCCTTCAGGCGCAAACCCCGGCGCGAAGATTGAAAACTCTACCTACGTTGAGGACGGCGTTACACACATCAACGATGAAGAGGCAGACATCTTCTGCGGCGGAGCTCTTGATCCGGCATCGCTGGCACATGAAGATGAACCTGCGGCAGAGCCTAATCCTCCCCCGGCTAGTGGCGGTTGTCCTGTTGGCCCGGAGGGCCCTCAAGGTCCACCTAGCCCTCCCGGCGAAGACGTCGCCATCCAGCACGCGGAAAACTACGATGAGGTGCAAAAATTGTTCGACAACATGTCCGCGCAGCAGCGTTCTGTCATCTTCGCCATGCTTGCGTCCGCCGATCAGACAGGCAACGTTGAAAGGCAGTTTAATGACCTCGACGACACGCAGAAGCAGGCCTTCTACGCAATGATGACCGCTGCTATGAACCACGCCGATGACGGCGGCGCAACTGTCCAAGGCGACACAACCGTTGGCGAGATTTGGGACACATTCACTGAAAAGCAGCAGCTTGCCGCAGCAGCCATCCTCGCCTCGTTGATTGAAGACGAGGAAGGTAAAAATGAGACGGAACAGGCTGACATGGACCCCCTCGCCGAAACACTGGAACACGCTGACGGCGAAACGGTTGGCGATGTTTTGGATACCCTTAGCGATGTGCAAAAGTTCGCTTTGAGCGCGATCATCGCGTCGTATATCGAAGCGGGCTCCGCAGAGCATTCCGATGATACCCCTGGCGCCACAATAACTAACACAGAAGGAGAACTAACCACTATGCAGAAAAATGTATTCGACAACCCCCAGGCAACCTCCGACAACAAGAAGACCCTTACCCACGCCGACATGGATGAGATCATTACGCAGGCACGCGGCGACAGTCCTGGCAACGGCTTCTCGCTCAAGAAAACCTTTATGAGCTACATCGAGGGGATGGAGCACGCGGATTACGGCATTGACAATATCGAGGTTTTGTTCCCCGACGCGCAGCTTGTCCGTAACTCGCCTGACACTGTTACCCGCGACAAGGGTTGGGTGGGTCCCTTCCTGTCCGGTATCAACAAGACCCCGTTCGCCCGCCTTCGCTCTACGGCAGCCGATTTGACCGAGTATGAAGCCCGTGCCAAGGGTTACATCACCGCGGAGCAGAAGAAGGAAGAGGTCTTCCCGGCGATGAAGCGGGAAACCAATCCGCAGACCATCTACAAAAAGCAGAAGCTCGACCGCGATAACATCATCGACATCACCAGCTTCGACGTCGTCGCTTGGATCAAGAGCGAGATGCGGACCATGCTCGATGAGGAACTTGCGCGCGCCGCGCTGATTGGTGACGGCCGTGATCCCTTCGACGACGACAAGATCAAAGAAGACTGCGTTCGCCCTGTGTGGACAGACGATGAGCTTTATGTGAAGCACATCACCCTTCCCGCTGGCGGCGATATTCAGAGCGTCATCGACGAAATTATGTTCAGCAGCGAGTATTATCATGGTTCCGGCACGCCCTACTTCTACACCAACAAGAAGTTCATGTTCCAGATGCTGGCCGCCCGCAACGCCATTGGCGACAGGCAGTACAAGAATCTGGAAGAGCTGAAACTTGGCCTGATGGTGCGCGATGTTATCACCGTGGAAGTAATGAACGGCGCGAAGCGTATGAACGGCGATGGCGATGATGTGGAACTCCTGGGCATCCTGTTGAATCCCGCGGACTACACCTTTGGTGCCGATAAGGGTGGTCAGGTTGCTTTCTTCGAAGATTTCGACATCGACTTCAACCAGAACAAGTTCCTCATTGAAACCCGCGTTTCCGGCGCTCTCACGCGTCCGCGTTCCGCTGTGGTTATCGAGAGGCTTCTCGCGTAGGTAATGGCGAAAGCAGTTTTGGTGTTGGGATTCGTCAAGACCATTGAAACCGCTCCAGACGTGTGGACACCGCAAGTGATTGAGAAACCATACGTGGCGGATATTCTTGAGGAGCGGAAGCAATGGACCCCTGGCGAATCCACAAACGATACTGTTGACCTTCAGAATCGCTTCAGCATCGTGCTTGACGATTACCTTCTGGTGAACCAATCCCAGCTCAAGTATATTTTCTACGCGGGAGTTAAGTGGAAGGTCAGATCCATAAACCCCAAAAGGCCGCGAATTGATATTTCGGTTGGAGGGGTTTACAATGAGGAATCGTCTTGAGCTAAGCGATATTCTGAGAAGCGTCTTAGGATCGGTACTCGGCAAACCGCCTGAGGAGACGAATGTCTACTATCAGCCGCCCGGAGGGACTTCTATCAAGTACCCATGCGTTATCTATGCGCTGGATGATATGAACACTCTTCGGGCGGACAATCGGAATTACCGTATCACACCGACCTACGAGATCAAGGTGATAACGACAGATCCTGATACCCCGATCCCCAAAAGGTTGCTCGAGGATATTTCAACCTGCC